CGACCTGCACATCCGGCGGGCGCGCAGTTGGGAACCCGCCGCGAGACACTACCGGGACTTGACCGAGGAAGAGAGGGCCGAACAGTGAAGGCGCTGGAACTGACCGTATACCCGATCTGGGATGCCGGGGACGGCGTGCTGTACGCGGACCGTGACGACCCGCAGCACCCGACCCGCGTTGACTTCGAGGTCTACCGCAAGCGCCTCGCGGACGCGGAGCTGCTGTGCGAATACTTCCGGGCGGTAGCAAGTGGAGCGATCCGCGAGGATGCATGCGAGTTCACGGCAGCCGACCGATATGGAGCCGAGGCCATTACGCTCCGCAGGTTCGCCACACTCCCCCACTATGACGAAAAGGAAATGAACGCATGAGCGAGAACATGCACCCCGCGGTAGCCACCATGGCCACCCTGCTCGCACCGATCCGGGAACGGGCGGAAGCGTACGCATCGCCGACTGGAACCCCGGGCCGCCACGCACCGCAGGACCGTAAGCGCCTGTTGGCAGCCCTCGACGCGGTGGAAGACATCGCCAAGTATCTCGACACGCTCGCCCCTGGTGATCAGCACTACGGCAACCTGTTCCGCGCCGCCATGGTTGAAGCCCTGAAGGCCACCAAGTGACGGCCCCGGACCCGCGCCTGGGTGAGATCGAGGCGCGATTAGCGGGTGCCACGCCAGGACCATGGAGTCGTGATGGCATGGACGCCGGACACTCCCGTTTCGAGATGAACTGGTGGGTGACGGCTGGGAACGGGGATCAGGTCTGCGATCTGGACGGACTGAACCGCAGCCACAATGAGGATGTAGCAAGGGATGATGGAGCAGCCGACGCGGAGTTCATCGCCAACGCCCCCGATGACATCGCATACCTCCTCACCGAGCTACGGAAAGCACACGACGCGCTGGCGAGGGTGGAGGCGCTGCATCAGCCGGTTGACGCTGCCATGTACGCCGGTAATGGAGTCCACAAGGTGAAGGTTTGCACCGGATGCGGCACAGACGACGGCAACTGGCAACGCTGGCCCTGCCCAACCCGCGCCGCCGTGACTACTGCGAAGGGGGGCGGGGAATGAGCCACCCAGCCTGCCAGTCCAATGAGGGGCACATCTGCCGTAAGCCGTCCGGGCGGCTTTGCATCGAGAAGGGATGCCCGGAAGAGGCTGGCACGTTCTGGGGTACGTACTGGTGCCCAAAGCACGACCAGGAACGTCTGGACCGAATCACATTGCAGATGGAGGATCTACTGTGAGCAAGACCATGGCCGAAGAAATCAGCCTCCACTCGCAGATTGGCCGGGACGAGAAAGGCCAATACTGCGCGGGATGCAACCACCGATACGGGTACGCAGCCGAGAGAGGGCTGAACCTTCAGGCTTGCGAGCACGTTGCCACCCAGCTCACGGCTGCGGGGTTTGGGTTGGTGGCCGACGCGAAAGCTGAGGCGCTGGAAGAAGCGGCGGCGTCCATCGACTCTGGCGGCAGGATCAGTCAGTGGCTCCGTGCCCGTGCTGCGGCTGTGAGGGGCGAAGGGTGAGCACCTGCGAAGCTGAGGAACGCAACATGCGGGCACTCTACGAAATTGAACTCATGTGGGGATCTGGGGTCATGGACCTGGGCAAGATCAAGGGCATCCTCACCGGCCGGGACACAACCAAATGCACCGGCCACGACACACCCAACACTGCGGAACACTTAGGAACTTCTGTTAAAATTTAAGGTATGACATGTGGCGTGTGCACGGCCCCGACGAGCGACGGAATCCACCTCTGCCCCGGCTGTAGGGACAAGCTCACGGACAACCTCCGGAGGGTCGAGTCCACGGTAGAGGCGATCTGGACGGCCGCGGCCCGGCAGAACGTCGGCAACGGCTCCGTGGGCACGTCCGGGCACGCCACCCCCGCGGACCCGTCCAACTCCCGCGCCTACGACACCGGCCGGACCCTGAACGTCATCCTCACCGGCTGGGCACGGGCACTCGGCCACACCCAACCCCACGCCGTGAAAGCCGCGAACGTGCTGCTCCTGCATATTCAGGAAGTACGGGAACAGGACTGGGCACCCGTCCTGCACCAGGAACTGGCTGAGGCGCTGACGGACTGTGACCGGGCCACGGACAGGGCGGCGCCACGGATCTTCGCCGGGATCTGCCCCACCGTCGAGGCTGGGATCGAATGCGGGACCCCCGTCTACACCCCCGAAGGCCGGACCGAAGCACGCTGCCAGACGTGCGGGGCCACGTGGGACCTCACCGACTGGCGGGAACGGGCACTCGCAGCCGCCGGCCACCACGCCGGTACCGCGACCGAACTCTCCCGGATCCTCTCCGACCCGGTCCGGGCGCTCGTGTTCCCGGTGAACAAGATCAGCGTCTGGGTGAACCGGGGGAAGCTCACCCATGTGAATGAGTGGGAAAGGTGGATGGCCGGCATCTTCAACCAGCCCATCCCGCCCAAGCGTTACCAGGTGCGGAAGGTCCGGAACCTGTGGGCCAGGGCACTCAAGGAATCACAGGCACGCCGTGAAAGGATAGCAGCATGACAGAGTGCAGGGAATGTGTGTACTGGTGGGACGGCGAGTACGAGGGAAACTGTGAGTTACCAGAAGGTCATGAGGGACACCATTTTGACGGCCTAAGCTGCTTCATAGGCACGGGTTCCCAGGCTGAAGAAGTCTACAATTGCAAGGAACATGGGGTCGCCAAATGAACATCGTTGAATTCCTGGATGCCCGCATCGCAGAGGATGAGGCGGTGGCCTCCCTCCTGTCCAAGGGTGACGCTGGACATTCGCCAAGGACGGAGGTCTATACCGGCACGGAATGGGTCACAACACCCTTGACGACCGACCGGCTGCTGGCTGAGTGCAAGGCCAAGCGGGCAATCATCGAGCGGGCCATTGAGATCCACGACATGATCGACGGCGAATGGGGTGGCGGCCATGAGGTGTCCAAGGAAGGCTGGCAGGACGACAACCCCGGAACCGAAGTGGTGCAGGCCCTCGCCGCCGTCTACGCCGATCACTCTGAGTATCGGCAGGAATGGGTATGAGCCGCGTGAACCATGAGACATGGCGCAGTATACCGGGATACGAAATGACCTATCTGGTGTCATCTCACGGACGAGTGAAAAGCATCCCACGCCCCAGGACTCGTGGCGGGCTACTGGCGATCAAGGTTGGAAAGCGTGGTTACCCAGCCGTCGCCCTTGTCCAGGACGGCAAGCAGACCACTCAAGAAGTGCACAGACTGGTCGCCTGGGCGTTTATTGGTCCAGCTCTAGACGGTATGGAGGTTAGGCATATTGACGGCAACCCCTTGAACCCGCACCGAGCTAATCTCATATACGGGACAAAGTCTGAGAATGTGCGGGACAAACGCGGTCATGGGACTGACCATAATGTGAATAAGACCCACTGTCCGCAGGGCCACCCGTACGAAGGAGATAACATCCTCAGGATCCCGTCTAGACCAGATGCGAGATACTGCCGAACATGCAATGTGGCGCGCAAGGCGGCCCACCCGGACTATGACCCGGCATGGGCGACCGCATAACAGTGCGCGACACGCCGCACGAACAATAGACAAGTTGCGCACATAGCTGTAACGTAGGTATTGGACAAACTGCGATACGTGACTGAGACCCACGGATAGCAGCCGGAAGCCCCGCAGGCCCCCATAACTGCGGGGCTTCTTCCATGCCCCATGGTGAGTAGC